AAATAAAAAGTAAAAAAAATCAAAAAAAAAGCACCTAATTAACTTAGATGCTTAATTTTCAATGAGTTAAATATTAAAAAAAGTGTGTTAATCGAGCAACTTGTCCGTTGTCGTAGTCGTGTATAAAGCCCTCTACGGCTTTTGGAGAGCCAGTAAAACCTTTTCTATTGTGCCAAGAATCGGCTGCACTTGGGCTTCTTAGGTATTCAACTGTAACACCTATAAAATCCTTAGCATCTCTCCACTTATGTTTTACTTTGTGGTGTAGGTGGTGTAGATACCAATAACGATATTTAGTATCTGCCCAGTCTTGGGGTCTTTCTTGTGCCATTAACAAAGGTAGGTTATCCATTTTTGCACCGTCGCCGTGTTCAAGACCGATTAAGTTCTTGCCAAACTTATAGTACTTGCGATGATTTACAGAGGCATCCACAAACACATCTTCTGCTTTTCTAAACCAACTCTTTAATGCGTGTGCTAAATGAAAACCACTTTGGTAATCGTGATTACTCATTGAATGCACACAATCTACTGGAGCAATCTGTCGAAGCATCTCTACACATTTCACATATAATTGTAAAGCTACTTCGTAATGTTCCCACCATTTGCCGTCGCAGTCTTGTGGTGTTCCTTTTGTTGTAGTATTGTAAACATTGTCAATGTGCAAAACGTCGTTTCCTATGCAGAATAAAACCTTGTCAATAGAAAACCCTTTGGCTTTTGAGATAATGCCCTCAATACCCTCTAAAACGCGTGAAACGGCTAAAGAGATATTGTATTCTTCTCCAGTTTCTTTTTCGTTAGCGTATTTACCTATATGTATGTCAGCTGGATTAATAACAAGTAGGTGTTTACCACCCTTGCGTTCTATTTTTGGATAGGTAGGTGCGTGTTCGGATATGAATTTGCCCACCCTTTTAAGTAGGTCGTTCTCACTAAATCCCTGCCCCTCTTTTGTAACGACAGAAAAACGCAATTCTCCGTTCATATTCTGCCAATGTTTGACAGATACGACGTCTTTTTTCTTAATACCTCTTTCCTTTAGATGTAAATCTAAGGCAGTATTATCGTTTAAGTTGTCAAGTGATTGTGCCCGATGACGTTTAATAAGTTCTAACTCGTCGGGATTCAGTCTGATTCGATGATTAGGCATACTTATTGGTTTTGGTTATGCCTCTAATATATAAATTATTTTTCAAAAACAGAGAAACATAAAGGCAATACAGAAATAAATGCTAACAATAAAGTGTTAATATCTAAGCCGTTAGCCTCTATCTGCACTACACAAGCAGTCGCAAGTAAGCCCGATACAGTTCTTTTGCTGCTCCACTTCCCTTTGGAATCTTTAAACATTTCGGGTATAATTGCAAATAACCCCTTTGCTATTGTCGGAGATATTGGCATTACTTTCTCTTTTTGTCTTTGATAAAGTAGTTTACTAAGTCATCTAAGTAGCCGAACATCTTGTTATCTTTCTCTGTTGGCGTTACGTTAGCGATAACTTTAAAGAATGCCATTGCCCCGATTAGCAACTCTGCCCAGTTTGATTTTAAAATCTCAATCATAATAAGTATTTATTTCGATGAATACAAAAGGTAAATATAAACAATGCTGGTAGCCGTTCTCAAATTTTGATGTCCAGATACCAACTAAAATACCAGTATAAGTACCTAAACTTAACTCCCAACCAGTCATATTAATAAGTCCAAATTACACAATCAGTAAGTTCCTCATCTACGTCAGCGTGAACAAAATTAGATGCTATCCCTATCCTTGTAAATCCTGCATCCATTAAGCCTTGTACTATCTTAAACCTATGGTAACTATTCTCGCAATGTATATCTACTGCGTTACCTCGTAGATGAGAGGAGTTTTTACTTCCTCCTACTTTCTCGTTAGTCAATTTATCTCTGTATGATGATGTTATAAAAAATGGTACATCTGCAATACCTCTCGCTAAATCCAAACGCTTTAAAAGTTCGGGATTCATTAAGTCAATGCAGACTTCTCCGTTACATTTAAACTCGTAAGGCTGAAAGTATTTCATTTTATTAATCTTCTTATGTTATAAATTAATGCAGTTACTAATACTAAGGTAGTCAATACTGCATCTATATCTGCAAAGGTAACACCTAACGCAGCTACATTGATACTATTTAGTTCTATCAAGTCGCTTTTCATCTTTCAATTTCTTTAAATATACCTTTAGCTTTTTTATATTATTTTGCTTCGGCTTATATCTCATAATTTTATACCAGTATAATATGCGTTTGGTATTGGATTCATATCTGCTCCAGTATTATTAGAATACTCTGGGAACAAGCTACTATTATGACAAAGGTATTCTACTATTCTCTGTCCGTAAAACTCTGCTGAATCTCTTTCTTTTTGTACTAAGTAATCCACATCTTGACGAGTTGCTGCCGTTCCGTTCTCGCTATTCTTTTGCGTGATGCTTCCGTTCTTTATTTGGAATGATATAAAAGGTAAAGCCTCTACAAGTGCGTAGTGAATTATGGCATCTTGTATATAGTCATCAACTAATATCTTGTAATTTCCACTTAAACTCGCACCACCTACTCCAGCAATATCGTCTTGTAATTTATCGTATAGCTTAGTACCTAAAATTATTTGTAGGTGCTTGTCTTGTGCTATCTTTAAAAAGGGTAGTAAAAAGGCAGTATCAACATTGTAGTTGATTGCCGTTGAACTCTTTAACTTATCTTCGTTTACAAATAATACTGCCATTTTATTTCTTATTTACAAATCCTTTATTCGGCATATCTTTTGGCTTCATAGCAACCTCTTTCTCATTACGCACTCTGTACCCCTCTCTATCGGCTTTATTAGTAGATATTGTAGGTGCTAAAGGACTTTTTGTGTCTATCTTAGTTAGTGATTTAAACGTCTTTCTTCGCCATTTGTGATGACATCCACCACCACCTTTGAATTTCCATATAGAGTAAGTGTCTGCACCATTTAAACCCCAACCAGCATTTACGGATTTATCTCCCATAGATATAATATCCTCTTTACGGTATAGCTTATCAGCTGCTACCATTTTACGACAGAACTCTCTGGAGTTAGCACTTACTTTCTTAGGGTAGTATTCATACCTTACTTTGTACATATAACCACCAATAGTAGCATCTTGCTCACTATTCGAGTTAGGTCTTGCCACACCAGTAGATGCGAATTTATAAGCCTCTAATTCTTCGTGAGTTTCTGCATCTACATCTTCGATAACTTCCCACTCATCAAGGCTTAGTTCTTCGCCTAAATCAATTAGAGCATTAGCAACAATTATATCATTCTTCTCATCCTCTTTAGAGTAGTTTTGGCAAGTACATTTTCCACCACTACATTTCTTCTTTTTGCACTTCTTAAAATCTTCTTCTACTGCTTCTATTTCTTTTACCTTGCGTGATGCCCAGCTAAACCCAGCATCGCCACCCCAAAGTAACCAAGCTATCTTACCAGCACTTGGATAACCCTCATCGCCTCTATTGTAGCCTTGCCCACCTTTGGTAGACTTTTCGTGTCGGCTAAAGAATGAGTACATTCTCTTTATAGTTTCAATGCTTAAATTCTTGCCGTTAGATATATCTCTTGCCCTTGCAACTCCGACCTCTGTACCACCTCTGCCGTATTCTCTGCGTAATTCAAGACCAAGTTCTGCCTCTCGCATCATTCCGTTAGTTGGTTTAGTATCTATGTCGTCAAGGCTTTTAAAAGCACTATACTGGTCTATCCCAGTTTCTATTTCTGTTTCTTCTGCATCTAAGCCGTCTGTATCTACAAACTCAATCGGTTGTAACGTCTTAAAGTATGTATTCAATACAATACCATTAACTGCCAACACCTCGTTGATAGCTTCCAATATCATATTTTGATATGGTCTAATAACTGTGTTATCCCATAGTTGTGATGCAGTTTTTATCTCGTCAGCGTTATTACCTAAACCAGTATTGTCTTTGATACCGAATAATATAGGACTTGTAACTTTATGACCGATAAGTATCTTACGAGTAGCTTCCTCGCTTAAAAACTTGTATTGCTCACTTGCTTCTGATATAGGTAGGCTCTCAATAGTTGTAGCGTTTGTAGTATCATCGTTAAATGATATAAGCCACTTCTTACCTTTTGCACCCTCTAACTTTTGCGTAACCTTTCTCTCGATATGATTTTGCTCATCTTCGGTAGGTTGCCCATTATTAAAGTTAATCATCATCGTAGGAGCAAAACCATTCTGTATATTAGTCAAGTGATACGTTCCGATTTCCTCGTCTATCTCTGCCCATTGTAAAGCACCAGCATAATCTACTGGACTAAAGTAAAAATAACCAGCAGCATAAGGTTTGATAACCATTATTTGAGATTCCTCTCCTCTAGCACCAGTAAACGCCTCTATTCTTCTTGGTGCGTATCTCTCTTTACGATATTGCGACCAGTCGTCAGAGTAGTAATAAGCCTTAATTTCGCCCTCTATCGCTTTCTCTGGTCTAAGGTTTTGCATCGGTATATGCTTTGCCTTTAAAATCTGCGTTCTTCCCTTGTTCCAAACTATGTTAAATGCTGCTTGACCTAACAACTTTAAGTCGTGTGCTACTCTTTTAAGGTCATTTGCCCTAAAAATAGTCATCATTTTGGCGTGGTCTAACGGCTTTTTATTGCTATCTGTACAAGATAACCCCTCCCCATAAATTTGGTCGCTTACAGATGAGATAATTGCGTTATTCACGGCACTACCGTTATACCTATCAATAAGGTACTCAAAGAAATTGTTATCTTCCCCATAGGCAACCCAGTCTTTAGAAACTGATTCCTTTGCTTTTGGAGATTTCTCTGCTGCTAAATTTACTATTCTTAAACTCATATTTTCAGATATACGGAATTAGTCGGGTTTGCCTCTGCTTGTTTAACGTAAGTAACTTGGCTCTCGCCACCAACCCAAAACTTTCCAGTTTCTCTCTTTGCTACAATAGACGAATCTGTTACGTCTATGTTTGTCGAACTTGTTTGCTCGTATATTTCGTACTTAAAAAACGATGTTTCTTGATATACTACTCTGTCCTTTGCTTCGTTATCCTCTGCGAAAAACGTAAAACTAAATTTAGTGTTTCTATCGTTAGCGTAGTCTTTTGTTAATACAACGGCTCTGCTCACGTTAGTCTGGAGATTCGTAACATTCAGCAGAAAGTAGTTTGAACTACTCACTACGTCATAATCTAACTGAACATATAATTCAGCATTGTAATCAGTATCGGATGTTACGCTAAAAATGTACATTATTCTCCAGTATTTTCTTGTACTAAACTAACTGCTTCATCTGACGTAAGTAGTGTATTGTTTGGATAAGCCAATCCCTCGCCTAATCCAAGCAAGTAAGATACCTCTCCATTTAACCAACTTGCAGAAAACTCTAATATGTAAAAGTTATCTCCGTCTTTTTGAAACTCTAATACTCTACCATATTGTCGTTTGTTATCCTCGCCCATTTCAGCGAATGTTGTCGGTAGGAGTTGCACCAAAGCACCCTCCTCGTCAAACTCTGCTCTACGGTAACGAGAAAACAAGTCTGGTATTTCAGAGTTGTACGTTTCTTCGTTTAAACAAATGTATATATTTCCTATCATTTTCTTAGTTATTATGTCCAGACTTGGTTGCGTTGTAGTTTTGCTCTATCTCGTCAGATGAAAGTTCTCTATTATAGAATTTAACATCATCAATACGTTCATGGTAAAATCTATCATTAGCTGTACTATCCCAGCCCACTTTCTTACTTCCAGTGTTTGAAATAGCATTAGTTTGTGATATTGTATTTTCAAGCGTTTTGTTGACATATAGCTTAACAGAGCCGTTTACATCTCTTGTTAGTGCAAAATGCACCCAGTCGCCTACATTTTGAGTGGTAGTAGTAGTTATATAATTACCACTTACGAATGCTGCAATTTTATTATTGTTTTCGGATGCAATAGCAAAAGAGCCAACAGAAGTCATATTTAAACCATGACTATAAATTACATTGAAACTACTTGCTGCTTGAACAATATAATTAAACTTAGACCAACCCATAAAACTAAACGCCCCCTCATCGTCATTATTACAACCAAGTATATCAAAATCGTTATCATCCAAAACCTCTCCATAACCAGTACCGTCTAAGTTAAATCCACTTCCCTTAATCCTTACTGCGTTGCCTAAGATGTCTTTTTGTGAATCGGTGGCAGATGATATAAGCGTTGCGTTTGTAACGGCAGTTCCGTCTGTTCTTCGGTAGGCAGATGCAGTTGTGCCAGATTCAACTTGCGCACCCCATATATATATGTCAGAAATAAAAGTATCTCCACTATTTATAATTGTTGCTTGATTACCAGTAAAAGAGTTTACCTCAAATCTTTGCCAGTCATTAGTTGCAGTTAAAGTTGATGAGGCAGTAGTGCCGTCGTAAAAATTAAAGTCGGTATTGTTGTTATCTGTTTTCTTTACCCACAAAGAAAAAACTCTACCAGAATCAGCAGCATAAGTAGGCGATTGTAGAAATGTACTACCTTGTGCTGGTAAAAGCAATCTATAAACTCCAACCGTTCCGTCTGGTGCAACTACATCACTTTCGTAAGTCAATGTAGCATTAGAGCCAACTGTCCATTCCGTAAAGTCCTCACTATAAGTAAGCAAATTACTCCCCTTACTCCAGTTCATCATACCTAATTGTGGTATTCTCTCTTGTGCATCTACATAAGAAGCACCTAAAGTTGAGCCGTCGTAAGTTTCTCCGTCTATGTTGAATACTTCTTTTACTGATACGCTGCCAATACAATTATCTCCAGTTGAAAAGAATCTAAAATTATTGCCGTTACTTACTAAGTAAGCTACATAAGTACCCTCTGCCGACTTTGAGAAATCCCCAGACCTTGTACCAGAGTTAGAAGATATACCAGCAGATTGATTCGTATGAGAAGAAATAGTCCAAACTACTTTGTATGTTCTACCACTAATAAGGTTAGTATTTTGCTCAATAAATGATGCACTACCAGTATGACAAGCCTCGTTATTTGAAATAGTCCACCCACCATCTATAACAGTCCAATCAGAATCACTTTCAAAATTACCGTTTGTAATTTCTTCAACTCCCAATAACGGTGCAGAATCAAAAGCAACAGTTCCGTCGCCCTCGCTAAGATGCCACCACGCTTTTAGATTGTCAAGTGTAATACTTGTATCTTCGCTATCCGTTACTAACTTTTGAGGGTTAGCATAATCATAAGCAATATCATCGGTAGTCCAAGCCTCGTCATATATTTGTAGGTCTGACATTATAAATCTTCCGTCAGAGCCATATAAACCACTTCCTATATCAAAGGTATCACTAACAACAGTAAAGCCAGTAGATGACGTTAAAACAACTCTCTGCCATTCATCTTGCGTTAAGGTAGCTGGAGTACCATTGTAAGTAACCCCCTCTAAAGTACCATTAACGTAAGTACTCATATTGATAGTACCATTTGCAGATTCAACTCGTAAATGGTCGAGATATAATTGCCTTACACCACCAAATGCTCCACCACCATAGAAAACAGTTTCGTTAGTAGATGAGTGTGTGGGCTTAATCCAAAAGGCTATTGTTTTAATCGTGTAGCTTGACGGAAAAGATGTTTGTACTGAATCGTTACCAGTAAATTGTAACGCTTTACCAGTCTTTAAAATAGCATTGTTATCGTTGCCCGATATGTCTGGGGTTTCTTGTGCGTATTCTTCAACGGATACGCTATTAATTATTGCACTTGTAGAGCTTGAGCCAGTATAAATCTCAAATTTACCATGCGTTGTAGTTGGTGTAAAATAATGAATATATAACCCCCCAGCAGTATAATCTGGCGAGTAGGTACTGCCGTCAGCACCAGCCACAACTTTAATAAGACCAGATGAAACGCTTTCTATATCTATTTTTACAATGTATCTTTTTCCATTCTCTAAGATATAATCATTAGATTGAACGTAACCTAAACCATTAGTAAATACTAAAGTATCATCGTTGGTGTTAATTGATGCACCACCACCAGTAACATTGGTTAAGTTCCAATCACTATCAGTAGTAAAATCCCCATTTACAACTAAGTTCTCTCCCAAAGGCTCTGCCTTAGTAAAAGGCAACCACATCTTTAGACCAGCCCTTACAACGCTTTCTCCAACCCTACGGATTGCTCCTATTGTATTTTGAATTATGTTTAACATAATCCGTTATTTAGAATAATGCGACAATATCAG